ACGGTTATAGTATAACTGTTCCATTCATCTTAATACGTATAAGGTCGGGTTTGGTATACTGTCATCGACAGCCCCGAATGCTAGTTACATACAAAAATGAACTTCATAGCTATCCATTGATAAAGAAAATTAAAGTAAAGCGGCAACGGCGCCAATAGTTGCAGGAACAATGTGCTGTACAGCTTGAGTACCAGCCTCCTTCAATAAGTCATACATTAATGCCCATCCAGACTTCTGGGTAGAAGCCTTGGTTATAGCCATCTGTGAAGCAGCTCTCAACACTTTGAGACCACCTTGCTCGTCCGACTCGGACGGGGAAGCAGTGGCACCGACAATAGCGCCGGCATATTCAATGTGTTGAATGAGCTCCACTTGAAACACGTTACCACCCTGGGCACCCGTGACCGCTATTACAGCGATTGGGGCACCTGCATTAACTGATGCAGCGGAGTAGTTAAACGTATTAATGTAGGTAGAACCATTAGAATAGGGATAAATGACTGAAGAAGAACCGGAAACTGATGAACTGCTGGAATAGCCCATTTCATAAGGGAAAGCAGGTGTAATGGCCATATCGCACCATCCGCGATCACAGGGTTCAAGGACAACCTGCGGATCAGTTTGGATGGATGCAACCGTGTTAGGTGTTGTCCCGCCCGGGATGACAGACACATTATAGTGGTCCGAGGGAGCGAGACAGTTATATGTACCAGATTGATTCATAGTAGTACCAACGTATGTAACTCGGACACCAGCTGCTAACAAACGACCCGAAAGGGAAGGATTATTTGAGCTTGATGACGTAGTATTCAATTGTGCGGTAGTATAAGGAATCTGAGATTCTGATACAGTATTAACACCTGTATTTAACGTATTATTAGCCGTGAGTATCTGGACAGTTGAGGTAGCATAAGATGCAGTTGTTGCATAAGCGAGTATACCATCATTGGCGAGACAGGGAGCTATGGCAACGAAGCCTAAGCCAGCTGTCCCAACGACAAAAGTAAACCGTGTAACAGCTGAAACTTTCTGCGAAGGACCAAAACTAGTACCAAACACACCACAAACACCACGAGCTTTAGGATGAAAGGGTTCCGCACAAGCCAAAGCATATCTGAGTGCACAACGCGATAAACCAAGTGTGCCAGACTTTTGAAGTTTGACAACATTTGAAATTCCGCGATTTGCGATCTGATTATTTGCAAAGACTTTCTGCTCCATTTTATTGGGATTGGGTCGCTTTGTGGACTTTGATTTTCTTGGTTGATTTGCATTGGTTTTCTTGGGCATGATTTGGATATATGCTATTTGGAGTCCGGAGACTCCAAGATAGGTACGTCGTTGGGACGTACCACAAGTCGACTACGTGTCGGAAACTGAATCATCAGTTAGAGATTGAAACACAGGAGTGTGTGTTATATATCTCATACTTGTGCATGGAAGACAAAAGGATTCATGGATATTGGACTTCGGGTCCGGCATAAGCCAAACGAATCCTCCAGAAGGGTCCTCTCTTAATCCGTTTTTTAATGTGGAAGAAAGTGCCAATGAGCATCGGTCAACATAGGACTTATAATCATAAGAGTAAATGTAGTGGTACATAAACTCATTATGGTCATTAAGGTATTTCCGGTAATGATTTACTTTCGACGTACGAACCTTTGATTGACGAAATTCCGCGAGAAACTTCGGGTCCATAAATCGATAAGCGAGCTTAGGTTCTATATCACCCAAGGGGGTGGAGAACAAGACATCGCTAGATATGGGGGCGTCAGTATAACCAGCTTCAAGAGGCTGCCACTTAGGTTTCACTTTAATATTAATCTTACCCATAAAGGGCTGACTTACCTTCGGAGTGTTTGTCTGGACTAAACGTATAGTTCTAGCCAGCAAATCATCGGAAGTCTTGCCATTAAGATTATCAAAAGATCGTGCCATAGTATTAGCCAATTGGAATTGGAAACGTGTGACGTCGGAAACAATACCAGGGTAGAGGTCAAAACCAAGACCACCTAATTCCCTAGGAAAGAATAATTGAAAGTTTCCCTGCTTTGAAAGTTGTTGTACAAGAGAACGGTGATAATGGAGAAATTTACTATGGGCATAAACTTTGTCAGATGCAAGATGCATGACTTTATTATAAATGTCCCACAAAGGTAACTTCTCCTTCATCTTACCGTGTTTCGCTTGTCCTGTTAAGAGTCCTACATTCAGGTACCCATATTCCAGGATCTCCCCATTGGAAAAACGATACACTTGAGAATTAATAGTAAATATATCCTCATGTATATAATTCTTGCCAGTAGAGAGTACAAAGCCAGCAGTTTTGATGGTGTTCAACCAAATTTCATAGAACTCATCATTAGCTCTAAACAAAATATCGTCACCATTGACAAGAACGGGTAATTCATGTAATTTATATCTTAACCCCATGTACTCTTCGAGAGCAAACCAATAACATAAAAGGTTAGCGACGCAAAGCACAGGAAAGGATAGGATTGAACCCATTAATTGACCATTCTGTTGTAATAGTGTAACATGTTTTTCGTTAGGAGTAAGATCTAATCTCTTAATATCGTCATTACGTCTCAATAAATCCGTAAATCGTGGTGGATATTCTAGTTTCTGTTCAAAAAGAACAGATTCCAGAACATTACGATCGAAAATGTTGAGATCTGTGATATTCATCCAAGAATTAAAGATCATTTTGGTAAGACCAATATTGAGCTTATCGGTTGCTGACTTATAGTCACCAGACACCCA